ATCAAGTATATCAAGCGTTTGTTGAAGCAGAAAATATGGAAAATATACATACCATTGTAATTGATAGTTTGACTTATCTAATGGACATGTATGAAAGTACTAAAGTACTTACTTCTGAAAATACAATGAAAGCCTGGGGTAATTATGCCCAATACTTTAAAATACTTATGAGTCAGTATGTAGCTAAGTCTACTAAGAGTGTGGTATTCATTGCGCATACCTCAGATATACTAAATGAATCAGAAATGATTAATGAAACCTTAGTTAAAGTTAAAGGATCACTCATGAACCAAGGTATTGAATCTTATTTCAGTACAGTAATATCTAGTAAGAAGTTACCCCTCTCTAAGATCAAAGGAGAGAATGCCCTGTACACCATCTCAGAGGAGGAGGAAGCTCTAGGATTTAAATATGTGTACCAAACTAAACTAACTAAAGAAACCGTTAATGAACGTATACGTAGTCCTATGGGAATGTGGACTACAGATGAAACCTATATTGATAATAGTATTCAAAATGTCATTAACCGTTTGATTGAATACTACTAAATAATATTGTGCTATACTGACGGAGTGTAAAGCTTCATCAGAGCACACTAAATATCTGAAGCAGTGGTAGGATCTTACACGATCCAGCTCTTATGTGGTGGGTTGTATTCCTCCAGTAAGAGGCTTACCGTACTGAAGAGTAACTAGTCCTATCTTTATGGTAGGCATTAATTGAGCCTACATACATAAACTTTAACTGGGAATGTCAGAAAGTACTGCTAGTATGTAGGTAAGTATATAGCAGTACACATAACATTACATCTCTAGGTAGGAGTGAGATGACACCAACAACTTCTACCAGTGTAGGAAGTAGGTTTTCATCTATGAACCTCCACCTATAAGCTTGCACCGACTAACAACGTAACTGTAATCCTACTAGTTCCTACCAATAATAAGAACTGAGTAGGTATTAACTATATACTACGAGGAAGAATCCCTATGGAACAACTAGAACTGGATTTCAATATACCAGTACAATCAGACAGTGACCTAATAATGAATTACTGGATCGCTACTATATCTTGTGATGACCAACTAACAATGCAGGCAATGACTGCATTAGAGAACAGAGGAAAATATTATTATGATCGAATTAACTAAAGACTGGGCTATAGGCTCAGATAATGTACAGTGGGTAATCTACCGTAAGGGTGATCCAACTAAAGCTGTAAGGAAGACAGCTACTACTACTACTGTAGAAGGTAAATGGAAACCTGCGTATTACTTCCCTCGTCTAGAACAAGCAATCTCTAGGGTAGTACAACAAGAAGTATGGGCAGCAGATCTAAATGAATTTATTGAGATCTACCAGAAGCAGAAGAGTACTTACGAAGACATAATTGAAAAACTAAAAATAAGTAAAGGGGAGTTGTATGACAACTAAAATAGACCAGAAGATAATTAATGTATCTGTGGTAGACGCTACTGATGAGAGTAATACAGCAGATGAGCAAACGAAAATCAAAACAAAAACAACGCAGAAGGCAGAAGAGGCAAGAAAGAAAAGACCTGCAATACTAACTGGTCAAACAGCTAAACTTCAAGTAGGAGGTTCTCCCACTAATCAATTCAATTGTTATCTCACCCTAAACTGTTTAGATGATGGGAAACCTTTTGAAGTATTCATTGACTCTAGCCATACAGATAATGTACATTATGTAAAAGCGATATCCAGATTAGCTAGTGCTATGCTTAGATCAGCTGATCCTAAACTCAACCTAGAATTTATTGGTAATGAGTTAGCTAAGATACACGCTAATGATGGATACTTTGCAAAGGTAGCAGGTAAGAAGAAAGGGAGTTACCAGAATGGAGTTGTACAACATATCGGAAGAACACTCATCTCATTGCACAATAGAGTGGAGCGAACTAAGACTGCCTCCCTTGAACCTGTGGAACTTCCCGAAGCAGAGTTACCTATATCAGAACAAACCCCTAAACCAGAGTGGGTTACAGGACTTGAATGTCCCGGATGTAACCGCCTTACTCTAACTAAAATAGGTGGATGCACTAAATGTATGGATACTGAAGGGTGCCAATACGAAGGAGAGTGTGGTTAGTATGGGATATTTACCAAGAGAGGAAAACATATTGAAGGTAGCCAAAGTGCTATCACACAAAGAAGGAATACCCTTCGAAACTAACCAAGAGAGATTCATACTAGATGCAGAACTATTACTGCATCTACACTACCAAATTAGACTAGAAGACGCAGGAGTTGCATAATGATACATCATACTATATATACATTTATTGTGGTTGTGCTGGCTGCATCGTTATTTATGGCACTTAGCGTTATTGATTATTGTTTATCATAGTTAATTTACGCATAGCTTCGTAGATATTTTGTTTCATCTGTTCTGGGGACTTCTTGGTAGTCTGGCTATTCCAAGTAACTCCTGCTAAGGGGGCACCATCACCAATTTGGCGCATTCTTTGTAGTAAAGCAGGGTCTGTTTCTTTTACTTTATTACTACCTCCCCACAACACTCTATTACGATCCACTGAATTTGCCATTATAGCCAGAGCAGCTAAGTTAGTGCTATGTGCATTCGCCCCTGGTTGCTGTAATGCTAAAGACGCTTGATTATTGTTAGTGTCCATTATAGTAGGAGCCCTATCAAAAAATTGTAACCGTTTATACTTATCGTATATATTCTCTTTAGCATCTCCTGCTATCATGGATGCCCATTTAGGAACACCGTTACGAGTAGCAGCAGCACTTGCTGTAAGATGCTTAAATGCATCCCGTAAACCATCACTACTATTATCTAATCCTGAATCTGTTGCATTTTGCGTAGCTTCTAAAGAAGCATCGAACAACCCTCTACCATATGGGACGTAATCTATAAAAGCCATAACGCATCTCCTGTAATTAAATAATAATAATAATAATACATACAATATACAACATACCTAGGTACAATACAACCTTTTTTATTAGTTAGAGAAGTCACGTCAGATCTCTAGCTACATTTTATAACTGACGAAATATGGAGAATTATTATGAGTGAATGGTCACTACCTAAAAATACAGAAATACAAGACATTGAGAGAGCTGGAGGTATAGGATATATTTGGAAGTCTGGGGTACATAAAGCTATTATTAAAATGGCGTACTTAGACCAAGCTAAATCCGATGCTATTAGTCTTAATGTAGTAATGGAAAATGCTGATGGACAAACTATGAAGGAAGCTTTATGGATTCGTTCAGGTACAAAGAAGGGGAACAAATCCTACTATGAGAAAGATGGTAAGATGTTCCCACTCCCAGGATACTCTGCAGCTAATAGTTTATGTATTGCTGCTACAGGAACTGATTTACCGACTGTCATGGATAGCCTAGAAAAGAAGATGGTTAAAATCTATGACTACGAAGCTAAAAAGGAAATCCCTCAAGAGAAACCAACAGCAATGGTATTAATTGGGAAATCTATTACAGTTGCAGTCTTTGAGACTTTAGAAGATAAGAACACTAAGGGTGATGATGGAGTATATCGTCCTTCAGGAGATACCCGTAGAGGGAATGAATCTAAGTTCTTTGGTAATGCTGAAGGCTTCTCTGCAAGTGAAATTGAGAGTAAAGCTGAGACTGCTGTAAAACTTACTGCATGGGCTGAAGCTAATACAGATCGTGTATTAGATAAGACTGCTGCAAAGAAGAAAGGGACTGCTGCTGCTACACCTGCAGCTACCCCGCCTGCTGCAGCTACACTGTTTAACTAATGGGCATCATCAGTACTGACCCAGGACAAAGTGGTAGTACTTGTTATCTCCCCTCTAGTGGGGGAGATGTATTATTCTTAGATCACAAACAGAACGATATAGTTGAGGTACATCGTTGGATAGAACAGAGACTTCTACAAGGAGTAGAGTACTGTATTATTGAAGATGTACATAGCTTATTTGGTATGTCTGCTAAGAGTAATTTCTCCTTTGGTAGAAACTTAGGGGTGATGACTACATTACTAGAATTAACACAATTACCTGTACATAAAGTACAACCTAAAGTATGGCAGAAATACTTAGGATGCACTCAGCCATCGGGCAAGAAACTAAAGAAAGAAGTAGCTCAACTAATTGGGGAACTATACCCTACTGCTACATTCACAGGTCCGCGTGGAGGATTGATGGATGGTAGATCAGATTGTTTAGCTATCGGGCATTACGCCATAAATAACATATAGGAATATAATATGAAACTTACAATAGAAGTACCAATGAAAGATGTTTTAGAGCTCCTCAGAGGGCTGGATATAGACGAAGTAGCTGTAAGGGCTACAGATGCATCCCCTACTGAAGAACTCCCCTATGTCACGCGTACAGACGCTCTTACAGAAGAAGAGGCTACACTAGGATGGAAAGCAGATCTAATATATCAACCAGCGAAAGGTAAACGTAGAGATCCTCTAATGATGGCTAAAGGGGATCATGAATTAACGCTCAAACGTATTATGACCCCAGAAGAAGAAGCTGAAGTAGAGTTCCAATTCGAGAACCGTAATAAGAAAACTCAGGAAGCTAAAGCAAAGCTAGAGCAGCGAATGAAAGCTGAAGAGATAGCTAGAGAAGTAACTGCTGAGAATGTGGCAGAAGCTGCAGCAGAAACTAGATTAGAACCGATACCTAAACCAGAGAAAACAATACTCGATACTGTACCGAAAGTTACCCCTTTAGGTGGGATCGATCAATTGTTTAATTAATCTCCTGTCACTCCAAATATCTTAGCTATCTCCTCTGCTTGGGAAAGGCCATAAGTAGGATCAAATACTGTCTCCCAACCTGTGAGCTGATTCATTAGCATAGGGGATACATCACCTGCTAGCCAGGTACTATTAAGATTACCTAATGCGTCAAAGTCAGTAGTGTACTGTATACCAGCAGCTATTGCTGTATTAGTAGGATATTTGGACACAAGATCTAATGCTACACGCTGATTTCTGAAGAAGTAGCGAGCAAACCACCATAAACCTAAATCACTAAGCAACTGTAATTTAGGGGATAGGTTTTCATCGAAGACTACAAAAGCACGTAGAGCTTCGATTAACTCAGCATCTTTTGCTGCTTTAATACTTGTACCTTTACGTTTAGCAGTATCCCCTGCGTGCTCTACCATTACATACCTAGCTAATAGATCTGTCATTGCCACAACATGCTTTAATGCAGTGAATGCTTTACTGTTAGGGGATAAAGAGATTGTCTGTGCTACATCAAGTATACCTTGAGGTAATTTAGCCACCTTCTTACCGAATAGTGTCTGCTCTATTACATGGGAGTAGTATCCTGTATGGGAAGCTTCATTTACTTCTTCCACGATCATACTGTTGAGCCCATATTTGAAAAACTGGTGCATAGGGTTAACTTTCATACGGGATTTAAGAGCTGTAGTACGCTTAACAGTACTATGTTTACTAGGGAGGTTAAACTTTTTAATACGCTCCTGTAGTTTAGCTACCTCTACGTACATAGTAGTATACTCTTTGTATGCTACATACCCTTCACGGACTTTCTTAATCATATAACGAGGATCTATACCACGTATAGTAAGCTGGTATATATTAGATATTATATTACTTTTGATTACCGCTACTGTACCCAGAGCGATACGCTCTACTGCTGATTGCATTAATGCTTTCAATGCATGAGTAACCCTATTAACCCATTTGTACATCTGCGGATTTACGTTGGGATCAATTAATAAATCTGCTACAGTATCTTGCAAGAACCCTAAAGTTTTATCTAGAACCTCTTCCCTAATCATGTACCTTCCCTTAGAATCTTTACGGTCATGTATAGATTTTTGCATTGTACGAGGTAGACGATCATAATATGTGTTGTAAGGTGCTGCTAATATATCTACAAATTTAAACTTGTTATTTTTATACAGCTTCCTGCGCTCTTCATCAAACAATGTTAGCCATTTATTATTGATACTCTGGGACATCACTTGGTCATGGTAGTTTGACTTCATGTGAGCCATAACATCAGAAAATTGCCGGTCAATATTAAGCATTTTATGTTCAATCTCATTACCTAAAATAGCACGATAACCAACAATACCAAATCCTGTATCTCCTGAGGCAGTTACGAATCTCTTTCGGATAGGTCTAATATTAACTGGTGTTTTGATCTTATGTTTTTGTAGCTGTTGCTGGATATGCTTAATATCCTGATTATTCAATGTTGTACCATCTTTACCTAAACGGTGTAAATCAAATTTATGTGATGGGGTCATTTCAGTGAATGAAGCTCCCCCACTAATCAGTTTAGCATTAGGGGTGTACTTACCTATAAATATATAGGACTTTTGGAAATTACCAGAGGCCGTATTATTTACATCCGGAATAACTCCTAAATCAATTCTTGTCGTGTATCCCAATGCTCGATACTGCTTTGTGTCTGATGCAGTACCAATCTTAAAATGGATAAATGGGTCTATACGTTTTTTAGTATACCCCTTCTTCATTCCATATTTATCCCCATCGAATAAGTTAACAAGAGCCTCATTCTTATACATTAAATGTTCTTGTAATAGGTCATTAAGACTTTCAGTAGAAAGCTGCTTTAGTACTGACATTTCTTGAGGACCCAATACCTCAAGTGCTTTGAGAGTCACATAAGCATCTAACCGTTTAAGTACTTTGTTAGGTACTTGCTCATGTCTATATATCTTATCTACCAGAAGGGCGTATACGTTATCATACCCATCCCTAATTGCCCCTGTTACATCTGCCTCTCCTGTAGCCATATAGTGAGCTAGTTCATCTAAATAAGGCAATACCTGTTTTACTATGTTAGAGTCAACCTCTGCAAGTAACTTGTCTCGTTGTGCAGAAGAGAGAGCAGAATCACCTAATACTTTTAGAATTTTACTTGAACTCATACCTAATAAACTAAGGGCACTCAAATCAGCATCTAACACAATTCTAGTAAGCATACGCTCTTCACTTTCTGTGACTGTTGGCAACAACTGTTTAAAGTGGTTTTCATAAGCTATTTCAACCATTCGTCGTAACTTAGAAATCTGATGCTTGCTTTTCAGTAATAAGAGAGTCATCTTATTGGACAACACCCCATTACCTAATTCATGTAGTATATCCCGTATAGTTTTAAGCCCTATTTTACTGATTAACTCTTCACGGATTAGACGTATGTAGACATTCTTATTCAGCATTGCTGTAGCACCAACATAGATCGATAATGGTATTTGGAATTTACCCTCAATTTCCATTGATCTAATTTTACGATGCACTCTTGAGGTATACGCTTGTATAGCTTTATTAGATGTAGCCAATGCACTAGAGATTTTCTCCATAGCTATTGCATATTTATCTATCTGCGTTGTCTGTGCTTGTACCAGCTCTTTAGCTAGATCCAATATATCGTCGTAGGCCTTATTATCTGCAGTATTATTAATAGTACGAATAATAGAATCAATAGCAGTATTAATTATCTGCATAAGTTGGGTGAACCAACCAGTAGCATCTGCATGTTTAGGTGTATTCTTGAATGCTTCAAGTGCACTTATATATTGTCTATTCGTAGTGGCGAGCATTACAAATTCAGCGAGTTCATCTAACTCTTTGCCTGGATTATCTAATAAATAATTATATAATCTTTTAGCCATTGCAATATCAGCAGGGGTAGGGTTACTAACCCCTTTGAGAAATACTTTGTATTTCCCATTATCATTCATATAACCTTTTAGATTACTGAGCATCCGTTGTGCTTTACGCTGCAGCTTATAGTCATTCTTAAATGCTCTTGTGAGAAGTATATGCCCATTCTCATGTACATATACTTCAGCAGGAGTCATTGCAAAGAGTGTATCTGGAACACTCTTTCTATCAAGGTACATAGACACTATGTTACGGTGTTTTCCTGCCTCCCCTTGAGTCAAGCCATCTATATCTGATATCTCTAGTTTAATGTTTTTAAGGTTCTCCAATACTGGAGCCATAATATCCAGTATAGTAGTAAGCTGTTTCTCATGTACGAGCTGTTCCCCTTTACTCTGATAATACCCATCACTTATATCGGCAAACGCTGTGTACAGTGTAGTAAAATTATTAACTGTAATTCGGCCCACATTCTGGCCTTCAGCTAGGAAGGTTGTATTAGGGGTGATATTAGCACGCGTAAGGCTATCTAAAGAAAAATCTACCTCTGTGTCAATGCTAGGCTGTACCCCTATCTCCTGCGTCGCCCTCGCAACCTCATGTGATAATGAGTGTTGTGGAGCGACCTCTACATTCCCCCCTTGCATTAAAGGAATACGCATTTGCAACGACCCCCAATTATCGAACATCTTATTGAACTTCTCTTTCGCCTTAGCATGTAATTTCAAGGTATCTAGAGAGGATTCTATTAGAGTTGTAAAGTTACCTGCATATTCCTTATCCGTGTGCTTCAAGCTCTTCCACGTATCTAGGTAATTCTCAGTATTGTTTAGAGCATCAATATCCGTTCTATTTTTAGGTTGTGTGTTTTTTTGTTGCTCTACAATAGCTAATACTGGTTTAATAACTGCAAATACTGATGTTACATTATCATACGCTGCCTGTGATAAGTTTACTTGCATATTAGTATTAATATAGTTATCTGAATAAGCAAAGGCATGTGTAGCAGCTGAGAGGGCATCTGTCATTTTCGCATCATACAGACTGAGACCTGTAAAATCTGTACCAGCTATAGTCTCAGCTTGTATGGTTGCATCGAGATTAATAATCTGACGTATAACTGCTTTGAGTCCTGAAGCCTCGTATTGAGTTAGAATAGGAGATAGCCTATCCGTAGGCGTACCTTCTTTGTACTTCACATTTATTTGTGACGCAGAGAGTGCTTTAGTAAATGCAGGGTCATCTTTAAAGTGTCGAGAAACTATTCTAGGTTGTGCCGTACCAGCCATATCAATAGCAGAATTACCTACATCAAGAGGTCCTTTGTAATGAGGAAATACTGATTGTAGTTGGTCACGTATCATCTGCTTAATAGTAGTTTTAGCTGGGATGTATCCTTGTGCGTTAACAAATTTACTTATCTCTGCATTTAGTTTAGTTTGAAACACAGCATAGACTAATGTAACAGACTCATTAATTGCATCACGGCCAGCAGATATCCCACCTAAACCATCCTCCGCACCACTAAATAATGTCTGGAGAGAGTTTTGGTAAGCTGTCTCAAATTTACTTTCTAGCTTCGCCCTAAAAGCACTGTATTCAAGATTCTCGGTTATACTAAACTTTTCTATATCCCCCCTCTCTTTACCTATAAACTTACTTACCTTATGTAAATCTGTAGGGGCAATATCAGTAAGATTTGTAAATGCACGGACTCCTTTTTGGATCCGTATAGCCTCATTGGTAATACTTTGTAATTCTGAATCTAACGTAGAGAGTTTCTCTTGTTTTTTATTCTTACTTACTTTTGCTTCCTCTAGTTTCTTGTTGACTTGCTTAATAACAGCAAGTGCCTTCTCTTTATCTAAAGTAGCTAATATATGCTCAGACTCTAGCTTAGAAATTCCAGGTAAAGCTAGGGTTGTATCCGCAGCACTGAATGCCTCAAGTGCCTTGGTCTTCTCTGCTTGTATTGTGTTTTGTTGCTGCTCTACTTCTGCTATCTTCTTTTTTACTTTGGCTATTTTTCTGGATAAACTAGTGGAATCAGCATTTAATATTGCAATATTACGTTGCAACGCTGTAAGTAATTCATGTACAGATTCTGAGGCAATACGTTTAGCTTGTCCTCCGTATATAAATATTAGAGCAGGATACTTAACAAGGTTACGTGCAATTTGATAAGTGACTCCTTTATCAGTCTCATTTTTAGAGATTAAAGAACCGAACATATTATGTAGTGCACCTAGTATCTCTTTACCTTTTTTCCCAGTAAATTGATCTGTCATCAAGTTAGCTAAAGATACGTATATATCC